TCGTGAACTGGCGCAGCGTTCCTCGCCGGCTGCTGAGCCTCTCTTCCGGCAGATGATGATCGAGGACACCGCGGTCGCTATCGACGCCGCCTTTATGGATAACGGCGCGGCTAGCGCGGTGCGCCCCGCAGGTCTCCAGGTGCTCGGTACGGGTTCCGCTGCTACGGGCACTGGAGATGTCGGCGATGTGATCACAGACCTGAGGGCTATGGTCACGTCGATGATGAATGCGGGCGCCGGTCGTCGGCCTGTGTGGATCATGGGCGAGGGCACCCGTATCGGTCTGTCGCTGAAGACCTCTACCTCGGAAGACACCTTCCCCTTCCAGGCGGAGATCGCACGCGGCACTCTGTTGGGCTATCCGGTGATCACGTCCATTACCGTTCCCACCGGGCTCGTCTTCCTGCTCGATCAGGCGGAGCTCGCACAGGGCTACGGTGATTCGCCGGCTATCGACATGTCGAACCAAGCGACCCTCCATATGGAGGACACGACCCCTCTTGCTATTGGCACGACGGGTACGCCAACGGTCGTGGCCGCGCCGACCCGGTCTCTGTTCCAGACCGATTCTCTTGGTCTGCGTCTTGTGTGGGACATCACCTGGAACCTCCGGAGGCCCGGAGCCGCGCAGTTCCGCACTGGCGTCGCTTGGTAGGGTGATCCTAGCCCGAGGGGGGACGCCCCGCCCTCCTCGGGTCTTTTTCCGTAGAAGGTGGATCACATGTCTGGAACGACTCCGGCTACGGCAGAGCAGGTGTATGGCGCGTACGACCACAGTGAGGTCCGCGTCTCGCATATTCTGGGTCCCCACAAGGGACTTTCTCTGTACCACAAGACCAGTGATCCAGGATTGAATGATGCGATTTCTTCTGGGCAGGTTCTGGTTGATGCCATTTCTGGCTTCCCGACCCTGGCTCACGATTTCGTGAATTCCCTTCCTGCGAATTTCCTGTTCACGCGCGCAAGCAAGGCTTTGGCGCGCAATGCCAGTGGAACCTACGTTGAGTTTGGGACTGATACTCCCCGCTTCAGCGGCTTCCTGGGGGGTTTGGTCATTGAACCCGCCAGGACGAACAACGTCCGCAATCCGCGTTGTGAGGGAACGCTTCACAATGGCATTCCTGCCCTGCTACGGCCCACGGTAGCGGGCGGCATAATCACGGGCGTCACCATTGTTAGCGGCGGGAGCGGCTACACCTCCGCGCCTACGATCAGCGTGGTGGTTCCGTCTGGTCAGGGCTCTGGCGCTGCGATTACGTCCTCCATCACAGGGGGCGTGGTAACGGGAACTACGATCACGAATGGCGGCACTGGATATAACCAGTCCGTGGGTCTTTATGCGAGGCCGAATCAGGCCTTGACAAATTGGTCTAACGGTGCTTTTCACCCCATTGCTCGGGGGACTGAGAATGGTGTTGACTATGTGGAGTACCGCTACCGGCTCGGCGTGTCGGGTACAGGTGGAACACTCTACAACGATTTGGTCTTCGATACAACGGGCGCCGCCGCAGCCCAGACTCAAACCTGGACTGAGAGCGTGTTCCTCAAGATGGTGGGGGGTGCCCTCACCAATATCACGAACACGAGCGTGATCCTGTATGGGGGACCTAGCTTCAGCGACAATGGCACCACGGCTGTCTCCCTCACGTCTACCTTTACACGGTATTCTGCGACGAAGACTTTTACGAATGCGACGACCAACAGTGCCAATGCTCGCTTTTCTGTGACTGCTACAGGCGGCGATGTGGATATCACCATTCGCTTTGGATGGCCGCAACTAGAGCAGAGCGCCTTTATGACTTCCCCTATTCTGCCTGTGGCTGGCACTCCGGCAGTTACGACTCGGGCTGCAGACACACTGTCGGTTCTGTTGACTACGCTAGGCGTGGGCGCGGGGGGAGCTACTGTCGTCGTCAGCGGCGTGGTCACAGATAAACAGGCTCTGTCGGAGCAGGCTATTCTGAGTCTGGATCCGGATACCGGCGTTACTGATACTTGTGAGAACGTTATTCTCAAGCTCAACAGCCAGGAGGTTGTGGGGAGAGGATTTTATGGAGGGGCGGCTCGTTCGGATCAGCCCCTCGGTACGGTCGCGCTCAACGCACCCTTCAAGGTGGCTACGACGTTCATTCCGCCCAGGTCGTTCCAGCACAGCATGAATGGGAACAGTTCCCAATCTCGCACTGAATCTAATTCAGGCGCGACTTTTGCAATTCTACGTCTGGGTAATAGGAAAAGTCCGGGTTGGCACTTGGCGGGGCGTCTAACTCGGATTGAAGTCTACATGCCCCCCGCAGAACCGCATGAACTTTCGGCATACAGCCGAGTCTAAGGAGGTACCATGATCGACTATCCGGTTTTCGACGAACAGGGCCGCCCCGTTGTGCAGTCTGCCGAGGGGGGCCGTCCTGCGGTGCCGCCCGGCCAGACGGAACAGCCCGGCAATCGCCCGGATACGCCGCCCGGTCACGACGAGAATCATCCCGGCAACAAGCCTGAGACTCCCCCCGGCCAGGAGAAGCCGAAGCCGGACAACGAGCTTCCTGAGGAAGATGAGGAAGAGGAGGCCACTCCGAAGGAGAAGGGGCGCTACGCAGATTCTCCTCTTTCCGTCATGGCCGTTGACGAGGTCGATGGCGCCTACAATCTGGACGAGGTCCATGTTCTGCATCTGGCTGGACCCTATGCGGGCATGACTCTAGTTCACCGCAAGGATGCAGAGGGTCTGGCTGAAGCCCACGCGGCGGGACTGGTTCTCGGTCCGGTGGGCTATGATCCAAACGAGACAAGCGAGCTGACCAGCACTCTGTATGAAGAAGATGGCGAAACGCCTATCAATTCGTCGCCCTCCTCCTACCCTCATTCCGCCGTGCTGTCTCTGAGCGGCAAGACGGCGGGCAACGCTGCCCCCAGGGGGGCGGAGGTCACCATTAACGGTGAGAAGACTACTGCGGATGTTCGGCAGACTGGAGAGCAAACCTACGCTCTGGATGTTTCGTTCCCGGAGGCGGGGTCCTACGATATCTCCGTTCTACTGGACACGCTGGATCATGCGACGGCGCACGCTGACCTGAACGGCGCGAGGCGCGCTGACCGGACCCGCGCGGAGTAATGGGGGCGAGCCACGACGAGGCTCAGGTGATAAGGAGGGTCACGTTGTGGGACTGATTTCTTCCTGGTTCGGTCGCTATTTTCCGAGCCGGAGCGATATGAAGCCGCCGTCCCACTGGCCCATCACTTGGTGGCAGCAGGGATATCGTCTGCCTGTCAGAGAATCGAATGCGGCTGTGGAGGCCTGCATCGGTGCTCTGTCACAGACTGTGGCGATGCTGCCAATCTATCACTGGAAGGAGAACGCAAAGGGGGGCTCTGTTAAGATCACGACGTCTGCGGCGGCTCGTGTTCTTCGCAGGCCGAATGGCTACCAGACGAAAGCAGACTTCTTCCTGAATTTGGTTCGCGCAGAACTGTTCCATGGAAATGGCTATGCCCTCGTGCAGAGGAATGGTCGACAGGAGATCTCTGCGCTGCATCCCGTGCAGCCTGCTTCCATGTATCCCTACGTGAGTCCCGATGATGGTAGCATCTTCTATCAGTTTTCTCAGACACCCGTGGGGCAGAGCTTCGATCCGGTGGTCGAGGATCTGTTTAGGTCTTCCGATGTTCTTCACATCAAGCTTCATACGCCGGTCCACCCTCTGATTGGAGAGAGCCCGGTCTTGTCGGCCGCATTGGCGATCGACTCAGGTAATGCGATTTCGGAGGCTACGGCTAAGTTCCACCAGAACATGGCTCGGCCGAGTGGATATCTTAAGATCCCCGGTACGCTGAAGCCAGAGCTCGCAGAGTCGCTGCGCGGCGAGTGGACAGCGGCCTATCAGGGTGTGAGTTCTGGACGAGTGGCGGTCCTCCAGGGGGGTGTGGAATGGACGGCACTCTCTATGTCGGCTGTAGATGCTGCGGTGATCGAATCCTACAAGATGTCGATCTCGGATATCGCGCGCGTGTTCCGCGTGCCGCTCGCGATCATCGGTGATAACACCTCCACTTACAACAATACCGAAGTCCTGATGAAGTTCTGGCTGTCCACGGGCCTGGGCTACATGCTGGAGCACATTGAGCTCGCGCTCGATGATCTGTTCCAGCTGCCCGCCGACGAGTGGATTGCCTTTGATACAGATTATCTGCAGCGCGCAGATTTCGCGGCGCGTATTGAGGCTCTGGTACGCGGCGTCCAGGGGGGCTTGTTCGCTCCCAATGAGGCTCGTGCTCGAGAGGGTTTACCGAGCGTGGAATATGGCGATGAACCGCGCGTCCAGGCGCAGGTCGTGCCGCTTTCATTCGCTTCCGTGAATCCGGCCGAAGCGTCGCCAACGGCCCCCTCGGCAGACCCGCCCAATCCTGGGAAGGACAAAGAACCGCCGCCCGAAGATGATCCGAAGGAAGAAGGCGAGGAGAAAGAGCTCTCCGCACTTACCCCGGAACAGATGGTGGCTCGGTATGAGGAGCTATCGCTGTGAACCTGGACACAATCCTCCTCGGCCTGAAGGCCATCATCGAGCCGAAGCTCGCTGTTCAGGCCAATCTGATAGAGACCCTGCGTTCGGACTCTGCAATCCTGAGCGAAGCCCTGTCCTCTGTTAACGATACTGTCAGGGAACTGATCCAGGAGAACAATAGGATGCAGGGGGAGCTCTCCGCTATTCGCCTGTCGGTGCCCGCCCCCGTGCCGGATCTTACTGAAAGAGTATCGGCACTGGATGCTCGCATGGCTTCCTACGAACTGTGGAAAATGGAAGGCGACACGGTTCGCGCCATTGTGGCGAACGTGTTGTCGGAGCAGAATTTCACGGCGGGTATTGAAGAGTACCTGACCAAGATTCCAGAATTTCTGGAGAATGCCGACAGGCAGATAGCCGAGCGGCTTAGTACTCTACACGATGGCCGGGATGGTCTCGCTGGTGATCGTGGAGAGCCGGGGCCGGCTGGGCAGGATGGCGCTCCTGGGCTTGATGGTCCAGCCGGTCCGCAGGGCGAGCCCGGCCCCCCTGGCGAGCCCGGCCCCCAGGGGCAACCCGGCCCTGCCGGTCAGGTGGGTCCTATGGGGCTTATCAGCCCGGCGGTGACCTTGCGGAGCGGCACAGAATACGTAGAGGGAACCATAGGCACATACCGGGGCGGCTTGTGGCAGGCATGGCGAGACACGAAAGACGTACCCATCGAGGACGGGGGGTGGAAGCTTCTCGCCAATGGTGTTCACGAAGTGGCTCTGGTGGATGACAATTCCGGTGAGTCGGTGTCGTTCGTCGTGGAGATGACAGATCAGACTCTGATTTCGAAGACCGTAGAACTCGCTATGGTCAAGCATTGTGGAGCCTATGATCCCGATAAGGAATACAGGCTCAATGAAGAGATCGCCTGGAACGGTTCGACGTGGCGGGCGCTGCGTACCACGAAAGGGGTAGAGCCACCGGGCGAAGATTGGAGGCTCGTTGCACAGCGCGGTAAGACCGGTCCCAGGGGGGAGTCCGGCCCTCCCGGCCAGATTGGTCCCATCGGGCCTCAGGGTGCAGGCGTGGATAAGATCGAACTCGAGGAGCGAGGATTGGTGGTTACGCTCACCGATAAGACGGTGCGCGCTATCCCGCTCGGGGAGGAGAAGTCGTGAGTCGGTTCTCCGAATTCGAACATACCGAGCCGCTTCCTCCGCTGTTCGACTACGATACGGTGAAGGAGTGGTTCGGCTTGACAGAGGTTACGCCGGACGTGAAGGTACTGGCGGCGATGGGCGCTGTCAGTAAAGCGATTCGCGACTATACCGGGTGTGTCCTCACAAAGGGAGAATTCACCGAGACCTTCGATGACGTCGTGTTCGAGTATGAGAAGGACGGTGTTCGTTATCTACGCGAGACTCCCATCGACATGCTTGAGCCGCCGACCATGGATAATGGTCTCGGCCCTCAGTCTCTCGAGGTTCTCAA